TGGACACACAAAAAAGAAGAAATAGATTTATTTTTAAATTTTTGTGTGCGACCATTTTTCCAGGAATCCTTTTTGCAACGTTTATTCTGGCGAGCCTTCTGATGAGCGTGGTCAATGTCTTAATTATCATTAACACGAAGATTATTATCTAGTCTGCTATATTGTAAAGAAGGTATTTCTGATTTTACAGTCCTGCCTTTTCTTTTAATTTTATCATTCTGTATGAAATAGTAGCTTACTAGACAAAAATGTTAAGGTTATTACACCTAATCTCTTATTTTACACAAAGATTAAGGCTATCACCGTTTTTAAAACGACAAATTAAAGTAATGATAATTATAAAAAACTTAATCTTAAAGATCAATTTTGTTTTAAGAAGTTGTGTTATCAACCAAAACACTATTCCATCTGACAGGATATTGATACAACATTATTATATCAATAACAATATGAGCCCAGACCTTTCGTTAAAGCTTAATTATAAAGAGTGCAGAGTTTATTATGTTGCGTTAAATTCATTGCGGCAGTAATATGTCACACATGCTGCATTGTGAATTTTTTGATTATCACGCAGGGAGAGAGGCTAAATATAGTATATAATATAGGGACTCCTTTCGTTATTTAAATAGTTGTTTATTGAGATTAGATCAATATGATGTATGAGAGCAATTTATGAGTTTTTTATAATCTGTATGTTAATAACCAACCTTTGCAAGTATCAGGATACTATGCACGGTAATTCAATCAAACCTGTAGAGACCATCCGGAAATAAACTCAGAAGCCCTGTCAGCCTTTCGATAAGCTTAACTTCAGAATCCTGCATTCTATGTAAATATAAGGTTTGAACTAAGAAACGTTCTTCACAATTGCAATCTCTAATATGGTAGAACCTATTGCACACACTAATCAACTCTGGTAATTTCTTAAACTCAGCTTGCCATGTCCCATTATGTTTTAATGCTTGCACAATAAGAAAGAATTTTAAATAATCATTGACTAGTTTTGTGATTCGTCCTTTTGCAGTACGAATAAAGTGATATGTTTGAGTCCGACTTTGTCGCTGTTGATTATAATCATTAGTTAATTCTCGAATCTCTGCTCTAAGATGTGCTAAGTGCTGAGTGATAGAGACTAGTGGACCTCTTTTTGAATCGACGAGGTTATACCTGTGGTATAGTACTTTCTCTAATGATGGAAAACCAAGGCGGATATAACTTAAATGTAACTCACAGTCAGCATACTGAGTTAAATGACTTAGCCAGTATGGGCTTCGTTGAATTTGCAGTTGCAATGCCGTAAGTATTACCTGTTTACAACTGAGATGGTTTTGGTGTGGCATCTTACGTGTAGTTGATAAGAAGTTCGTCAGACAAAGATACCACTCACTAGATCTAGCACTTGACGTTATTGGCTTAATTAAATAACCAGTGGCAAAAAACGGGGCTAAATTATCATTTAGCCATAACATACCCTCAGTATCACTTAGAAAGACTTTAAGGACCACTGCTTTCAATACGCTAGGATCAATATGGTGTAAGATCAATTTATATACAGCTTCGTACAATTTCGATCTGTTTATATTCTCTGTTGTCTCTGCATCCATGGTTATAACCTCGACTTGCTTAGGTAGCCTTGCTCTTTGGTCTTTAAACCAAGTAGGATTTGTTATGTCTGTTATTTGGCTTGCTGAGTTGTTAAGAATAATCTCAATTTGGTCATTATGGAATTTTGACATAACAGGTAGAAGCATCCTAGGAGTAGTCATTCCTGATACTATTTCTGACTCTATACTGGACTCAGTAGCTAGCGTGTTGAAAAATAAGGTCTTAACTTGGTATTTCTGAATCAATAGTAAGGCACCAGCACCTTCTCCCTCTGCTAGCGTCACAGCCGACTTGAAACTCTCTATTTCCCAAAGGACCTCATCAAGTTTGTAATGCATGGACGAGACTATACCGGTAAATCTACAATAAACTGTGGTATCAATGACGGATCTCAATTGCCGTAAGTACTTTGATATCTCGTCTTGGGTTTGTGACTCATTGGATGACGTTAATTGGCGTGTCCCTTGAGATAATGTAAAGAAAGGTAGGACTAGACGGTGTGAGATTATTTGATGACCTTCCCTCTTGGATGCCGAGTTATGATCCTGAAATTTCACATTGTGTCTCGATCGATCGAAATTTAGTTTTGGATTTGCTGTACCACAAGCAGAGTCACTTAGAAAGGACTGGAACGACGGACCCTGGTGCGTGTTTTCTTGTGGAATTGTCGTTCTTTTTATTTCATGGCTCATTTGTAGGACTAGATTCCGTTCAGTGCCATCATGTGGATCTCTGGTGGTTTGTTCTTGACTTCTCTCAATATGACCATCACTGTTGTTTGTGCTTGATCCAGTTGAAGAGTCTCTTGCCAAGTATTTTCGGTTGCTGTTTCTGTGTCTGCTCCTCCAGTACGCCAATGATGCATGGAAGAAATTGCTGGCTGTACTCTTACATGTGTAAACAAGATTGTCGTGAGGATGTACATGATCACTTATGGTAGTTTTAAAAGCCTGTTGTCTTGATGAATCATGCACCAGCAGTTCTACGATCTGATAGAGAAAATTATTCACAGGTGTTGGGTTTTGACCCTCTAGCGGATATACTATCCATAAAGGGACAATTGTTCCGCGATTAATTATCCATTCTTTTACAAATGTAAGAAAAGATGAAATGGACGTTCTCAAAAATAACCTGGCCGCATCTGAGAGTCCTCTGTCACCTGCAGCACCGCCTATGTAAATAGAAAAATGAGGATCAATACTCATTAACCGTGACATAACGCTTGCATGTTTGAATGTTGGCTTAAGTATTCGCAATGAGCGATGTGGTAGATTATGAATTTGAGTAGTTAAGTAATATAAAAAATTGTCAAGTGTTAATTTCTTAGTCCGAAGAATTGTATTGCCAAGATAATAACTTACAAAGGCCCCAAAACTGTACAGAAGTCCTATCTTGGGATAAGTTAAGAAATGGGTAGTGAATGATCTTGTTTCTCCACTGCTAATTGGGTCTGTAGATGAATTGTTGCTATCTGAAATAATTGATTGCATGATGGTCTTGGCTAGCTCCCATCCAGATAAGTGAGGCAGTCGAATAAGATCATCTTCTATAATGTTCAGCCGTTTACCTTGGAAAAATGGATTATCGAATGAGATATTGCAATTGAGTCCTCCTTTTAGAGGATTACTGTCATAAATCAATTCGTTTTCTCGGTATCTTGTTAAATCTAAATCCAATGTAGATGTGTATGTTAAATACTGAGCTGGTACTTCCCGGGTGCAACACTTAGTTAGATGAAGGTGAGCACGATTATATTGGATATCTGTAGCCTCAGTGTTTCTAAATTTAATATCGAACAGTGCAACTGCATAATTTATAACATTCTGGAAAATAATATTGCTGTCGCGTGCAGACTGGCCACCTCCTGAAAACTCACCTAAAGTGTTTGTAGAAACAATCAATCGCGTTGCTGAATTACTCATACGATTGGCCATGAAAGAATGAGGACTGTATTGATCGTTGTACCTGTGAACAATATTTCCTGAGTAATGTGAAGGGGTCATTTGAAGTATTTCTTGAACACTTAAATTTACTCGTGCTTCCAAAAATGGTTTTATTAGCAAGTCACTGTTCGAACTGCCTTGAGTTACCCATGTTAAACGGGACGCCAATTCAATGGCCTCTCTTAAGGCTGCGGAAGGACATTTTGGTTTAATAGCAGGTTGTCCTATCTTATCTTCTGTCCTTGATCCAATGTATGGGATTCCATCCCCGATAGTCCAGCTTATTCGGGATGCGTTCGGCCATGCACTAACAATATGTTTCTTGACTGCCACTGACACGAATGGTTTCCCACCTGGTTGCTTTGCATTTGAACACTGCGGACATTGTTCGTAGGGTTTCAGCCAAAACACTTTGAATTGCTCAATCATACATGGGAGTGTGGCTCCAATAAGAGGTCTTCCCTCTAAAATATGAGCCCATGAATATTCCCTCAGAATCTGTGCTAAATCAACTGTGCAAGTTATTTGGGTTAAAGCCTCCGCCAGGATATTATCACAATGATCAAGATAACTAAACCATAGGCTCCACCTTTGCAATGTTATTTTCCTCAGTCTGTCCAAAACCGGTGTCTCTGTATTATTGTTGATGATCTTAGAGGCTAATAATGTGCGTGTTCCTTCCAGGTATCCTAGAATTTGCAATCGCTTCCCGCTCGGCGTGCGTGAAAAGATATCGGCCGCAAAACGACTCATAACAGGAGTTGATGATAATAGCCATTTACAAACCATTTCGTCTTCGAAGTCAGCTGACGCATGAAATAAGGTATTAATAAGTTTGTTTTTCGCACTTAGGGTGATGGTCCTGCGTACAATCTGGCGCAGAAATGAAGTTAAGTCTTGCGACCCAGGGACATTTAATCCGCTAGGATTTAGCACAAAGTCAATGGCAGTGCAGTTCCCAGGGTTCTTCGCAATTAAAGGTAAGAATAAATCATCCATCTCAATCATTCGGAGATAAGTTTTTAACTGGAATAAGCCTGAGGTAACTGGATCTCCTAGATTCCGGTAGAAACATTTCTCAGGATTCAAGAAGGATAACCCTCCAAGCACCTGCGGTACCGCTAGTGCCAATGATATTGTTCCGAAATCCAGAGGTTTGCCGAGTGTTAACTGTCCAAGGTCAAAACCTTTATTGAACCCGAGATGATGATATTGCAAGATTCTCACCGAAAAAAACGTATGGAAAGCTGCGGTTATCCTGCAAGGAAAGATATGTCGTGTCTCAGAGATGGATCGCTCAAAAGCAGTGCCTATACTAGCCAGGGTCCCTTGAAGATCATCAAAAATTGCATCAGACAATGGTGCCATTCTTGTAGCCGTTTTAAGGGACTGAGGCAATTGGACCCCATTCAAATATTGTTTTTTTCCAAAATAGATAAAACCTGAATGTACAAATGTTTCATCAGGTTTTAAAAAGATTCCACAGGCACTTGTAACTTTTGCTAGGCTGGCGGCCACCCTCGCTGCATTGTCTTCGGCGCTCTGTTCCTGCTCGTCTGCGTCAGTCTCTAAGGGGAAGACTGATAAAACAGTAATGCACTGATTGTCACCCATCACAGCTGAGCGTAACTTAAAACCAGTCTTAATTTCAACTAAAGAAATTTGAGCACATGAAATACTTGTCCAGAGTTTTTGTTGCAGTCCTTCAATCCCTCCCATATGACCCCTGTATGAACTAGGCCCTTCGGGGGGGTTGTCTCGATTCTCCAGTGTGAGGTTATGTGGTGGATTATAATAATCACTGACATGCATATAACACTGTGGGATTGTATAATGCATCCAATTAAAAACATTCTTAACACCATAGCAACGGTTGCAATATTCTATAAAAGGTGCTGTAAACTCATATCTAAATGCAAGATTGTATTTCTCTAAATCAGTTACAAAGCTACTCCCTCTAACTGTGGCATGTTCACCAAAATCATCACTTGTGTGGTGCCATGATGCTTGATGCAATAAGCTTTCTTTTTGCTCACGTTCCGTAACTACCATCATATTGCTAGGAAATGCTTTAGCAAGACCATCAGCTAACAGAGCTTCACAAAGTGTTTGAACATTGCGAGTCGGATAAGGCAATTTTCCGAAGGTTCTACCTACATTCAACTCTTTCTCTTTCAATGAGAAAGAAAAGTTCCGATATTGTGGTAGTAGATACTCGAGTTTTTGTGCGTAGGAAAGAACATTCTCAATAGAAAAGTTTTCTTGCTCTAAAAATTGTTCCGGTACACGTTTAGTACTAAATTTGTGAGGTGGATTATATCCTAGAACATTAGGCTCGAATACTGCATCCCAGCATGTCCTTTCTACTGCGGTAGCTCTGTCTTTTATAAAAATACTTAAGTCACTAATAATTTTGGTTGAGAAAAGTGGAGGGTGGTCAAGGTGGTAAAATTCCCATAGTAGTTCTTTAATCATTGGCAACGGAGGGAATTGATTTCTTTTGATATAAGAATTAAGACCCGGTGTTAGATTCCTATCTGAAGTAACACTGTACCAAGATCCTTGACTATCAAAATAATGTTTGGCAATACTATATTTAAAAACACAGTATGTCTCGAAAATCACTATAGGGCGTAATGCTTTTAGCACCGTAGCATGTTTTTTAACTTTTTGGATTGCTGTTTCACTATGTAGCACAGGATGCCCCCAGTGTTTTTGAATGGAAAATAGCTCACAAAGTTGTTGTGGCGTCATCTCCAGCCTTATCAATGTTCTATGGAATTCACGGATCTTTTGAGCCTGTGAAGGCTTTAGTGCACGCATTTCTGTAATTTCTTCTAGGGTGTGATTTACAGCTAAATGCATTTGTGTTAAGAATCGGCCCTTCCTCTCAGTGTACTTTGAGCATAATTGAATTTTGGCCAAGCACAATGGTTCGAGGAACTTAATAATTTTATACCCATCAGACCCTAATATGGAGAGTAAGTAATCTCCGCTCTGGTAAAGCATAGACACAATCTTAAAATTGGGATAATCAGAACAAACTGGATCCTCAATCTCTGCTATTTTTGAGATTAGAGTTGTGTTGAATCGACATGTAATTAAATCTTTGCACATTATCAAGACGTCGGCAGTAGAAACAGAAACAATGTGTGTATGCCCTTGAACCGCTTCTTTGAATACTGATGCCTGATACCAGTCCATAGCAGCATGGGGGATTCCTTGTGTGTTCAGTGGTAACATTGAAATTGGGATCTTCCAAAAAACATAGTCCCCATAGCCTAAGATGTCTATTAAATCATCATGAACAAACCATGTTGATCTAGAGTTTCCTCGATTTAATCTACCCCTTCGAGTTAAAATAGCCAGATCATACCAGAAAAACATTTGATGTAAAAATTCATTGCCCTGAATTGAAGATAAGATTTTCTCTTGAAAGTGTTCATCAACACAGTCTTCTTGAGCACCCACATTTTTGAGATAATATTTCAAGAAGAGAGCATCTTGCATTGTGTACTTAATGATTTCATCTAAGAACTGTTGGCACCGCGGCTCAACAGGACAGAATCCATTGCCTGACAGTGCCTTGAGAAGAACTGGGACTATGAAATCTATGGGCAATGTCGCCACTGGTACATCACTCAAGAACTTGGTAACAGTTACATCGTATTTCAAACGGTAGATATGTTTCGGGAGTTTACAGTTGCGTAGTTGCGGATTAAGGGAGTATGATGAATATAACCCGCAAGCTCTAGTGACTAGGTCACATTGGTCCAATACAATTGGTGATGATAACCTAGCGTCTGGGTATTGGGTATGTTGTGTAGCCATTTAATATCAAGAGGAAGAATTTCAACTGCTTCATCTAAAACACGGAAAGACCCAATAAGCAGTTTTTCTTAATCTTCCTCAGGCTTTTTTCTTAATCTACTTATCTAATGTTAATTACGAGTATAGAGTTAGTAATATATAGAATCTGTGAAACCTAACACATGTGACCTGCGGGTTCAGTTACAATTAACCATTTAGTATATAGGATTTCTGGTGATAAAATGCTTATTCATATAATAAAGCAATTCTATGATGTTGTCTTGGAATCTCTTGTTTGAGGGATTCTGAGTCCTGGTTTTTGTAAGGGTGTCAACTTGGAAGCTGGCTTACAGTGAGGATTTATCTGTGGTTAAACAAATTATCAAGAAATATGAGTATTTATTTATTATGCTTATATATCTGATTATGAAAGCAGAGATGTCAAGATAACTATTGAGTCAGCATATATGAGTTAGCTCAATATGAAGTATTCTACCTTAGTTAGATAGCAAGAGAGCTATTAAATTCAAGAATCAAACTTTGCATTCGTGTCGAGGATCCTTGTGTAAATGCTTTCAGTGTGGACTCATGAAGGAGGGAAAATTTCGCCGGCCCAGGCTTCATGCGGTTCATTGCCGATTTGTCGGGTTCTTGGAGCTCCACCAGAAAACCCATGTTAGTTCGAGTTATGATGATTGTATGATTTTGAGTTCCAATTTCAATACTGCTCAACAATCCGTTGTAGTTCACGACATGTAGAGCATCCAATTTGTTAATAAACTTGAGAATATTGGATCGAATCAACGACAGCATTTTTAGGCTCAATTGTTCCTTGACACGTTGTGTTCGCATGTTGAAATGGTTAGTGTTGGTTGTTAGCAGCCAATCAGAGATCAGACCAAGGGCTCCTGCTAAGGGTTCAATCAAAGACTGGTCAATCAGCTGGTCCTGTATCCCTGCTGCAAGGATGACTCTCAATGCCCACAGCGGTGATTCAATTGTGGAATTCGGATTTTGAAATAAATGAGGAAAGAGATTCCTTGTCATTGACCATGCAGGGGCAAAGTCATTAGTTTTCAGTCTATGCAATAGGGCCATTCCTTTGTGAGTCACATCAAACTCAATACCAGCCCAATAAACCTTCCACCCCTGAATAGTTTGGCTAACTAAGAAGTTACAGAGGTCGCTTAAGACAACCCCTTTCTCCAGGTCCTTTTTGGGCGATATTAGATTGTATCGTCCCGTAGCTTTAGCCATGGTTTTTTCTCAGGTCTTGCTTGGTGTCTGGAGTATCAATATTTTGTTGTCTAGACACTCTCAGTTCAACCTTGAAACCTTGCGCTCGATTGTTGGAACGACGTTCCTATTTTTTAATTGTGAGGGCGCTCAAAGTGATGTTCGTTGTAGGTAAGCTTCTTTTCAGCCAATGGAGTTGACCTGGTGGTGTTAGCCCAGATTTATGCACTAAATTTTAAACGGCTAAGTTCAATTAGATATTATTGCCCCTAATACAATGTATGGGATGTGTACAGACCAATTTAGCTTAGAGACACTTTTGTGGCGTATCTCAGGGGCGACTGATATACAGCTAAAAGACGTGCCACTAATTGGACTACCCTGAAATAGTACTTTGCTAAAAGGAGATGAAGAATGCCTCTTGGGGCCTAATCTGAATAATAAGGTTTATTCTTATCAGACCTCCGCATTAATCTTCATCATTAGTTTAGCATTTCCGGTCACAATCTACCTCTTGAAACAAGAACAATATTTTTACAAGCTTGTTATTGATTGTAATATAACAATAGCCAATACCAAACACCTCCTCCACAGCTTGAAGCATAAAGAATTTATGTTCCGTCAGTTTTTCTTAATATTTTAAGAGATCATTAGTAAGTCATGAAATACTTATTTTTTGATGGGATGGATCGTTGCTACCTCCTGTAGAGTAAAACATTATTTGTGTACAAGAATCACTTTGTGCAAGAGGTATGCTTGGCAGGTTATATTACGAGCGATACGAGATTATGATTTTCTTTGATCACTGTTAGGGTTGTATCATACCTCTTCATATATTAGGGCAATCATGCACATCTTATTAATTTGAAACGAGAGTGATTATAGTACTGAATAAGTTTTAAAGGATATCGTCTTGATTAAATATATGATGATAGGTATACGGAGTATTGTGATCAAGTAGAAGGTTATATAGTGTTTTAGTCAGCCTTATTAAGGGGTACCCTCATCAGACCATGAGCATGTCCCCGGGTTGGTTGAAGCTTCCTCATTATCTGATTGAGGAACCAATGTTCTTAACCCTGAAACAACGACAGCAGAACTTTCACACGGTAACTGGAGAGCAATATTCAAGAATGCAGTGATAAACATAATTAGGGATTGTCGGTCCCATTGTTGCCATAGTGCAGCTTCAAAACTGCCTCCTTTATCACTGTGTAATCGTTGATATACTTCGAGAACGGGTTCTGCCTGATCTTGCCCAAGCCCCTCGCGCCTTAGGTGTGTCTCACATAAAAGACTCAGCTGGGATTTTGAGAATTTCCTCGTCATCACAGCACATAGAGTCAACAATGCTCTTAATTTTGAATCCTCTATGGTTCTGATGTCTTGTCTCGCCCAGTGTTCTGCCGTCTTGATCAGTGTCAACAAGGTAATTTTTGGACCTTCCTCTTGCTGGAAATCATCAGCCGTTGGATTTGCTAAGCGCGAGTCCTTGGGTGCAGTTATATTTAATTGTTGTTCTACTGATCCACAAGTCTTACGGGCGATTAGTAGGAGTAATTCCCTATCAGTTAAACTCTCCAACTGGTGATCTTTTTTGCAAAAACTACTGTCACACAAAAATCCTTTTTTCAAGGTCGGACATATGTCTTTAGGTGCTGGAGGAACTGTTAATGGTTCAACTCTCTTCTTATGAAATACAGTAGGAACGCGCACTTGTGAGGCGCTCCTTGATTGACGGTACTCACCTCGATAATTCTCTCTGGATGATGATCGTGCTCGAACATGGTGGTCGTGTCCATCCCTTGAATGCTGTCTGGCAGCTCGTGGGCGTCCTCTCTCATATGAAGCTTCCATTTAAAAGTTGTCTCCACTCACTGTTTAAATTTCTATTGACTTTTTGACCAATGCTTTATGTGTGTTAGGTTGCAACTAAACTCTACCGGTTCGCAGATCTGATTATTACAACTTAATAAAAAGGCTTCTTTCCCTTGTCACTAAAGACAACTGTCATGATTGTAGAATCAAGGATGAAGATTAAAGATAATCGAAAGATTACCTTTTTCTTAATCTTCATCAAGTTTATCATTCTCAAAGAGATAACTAGATTGATGTCAAACCTTGTTTATGATTAACTGTGAGTTTAAAGGAGTTAGAATCACATTGGCTATGTTTAAAGCTCCAGTGTATTATATTATCATTTGTCAAGTAATCTTAGATTCAAGTAATCCATATAATTAAATCCTGGTTTCATTGATTTGAGGCTGAGCTTTTCCATGAAGCAATCTGAAGAAAAACTAAAAGACAAATTTGCATATACAGAATAAAGCGATAACTGCAATTATAACGCCTGTAACTCCAATACCTGCCGGTATCCATTGTCTCCATCCTGTCCACCAATTGTCATTGTCCCCCTGGTCCGGAAGGGTTTTATCAACAAAATCATGAATAATCTGATCAATTTTGTCTGTTATGTTCTTGGTCCAATCATGTGGTTCGATACAGCAGTCCGGTCCCAGAATGTGGCATGTGCCGCCCCATCGCTGCAGCAAGAAATCAATTGCCTTACGGTTGAGGATTGAAAAGGTGCGTAGCTCAGTTGTGGCTCTCAGGAACAGTTGAAGAGCTTGAGTCGTCTCGTTGGCCAGCTGTCTCAACCCACAGATTAAACCATCTTGATTGTGCATTAGCCCCTCTATGTAAATTCCCTCGGCTGCTGGCCCGAAATATGGTATCCAGGCCAGTCCGATTGCAGCACCTTCATCCTGAGTAGTCCAGTAATGTAAATTAGGGTTGCATTTGGGTTGAGCATTGACAATTGCTTCTCTTCGAGTTCTTCTCCCGCCTGTGATCAGTCCTGCGACTCCAGCAATAGTATTGGTAATTAAGCCTAGCTTCCCGCTGCTGGCACTCTCTTCTCCGGTATCTTGGTGATGAGTGTTGTTGTTGCCAGCGGTCTCGCTGTGGTTTTGGGGACTTGTTGTGGTGGCGGGGTCCAGGAAGTCAGTGCTCTTGCTCGTGTTGGTGTTCTCTGCTTTTGGGGGTCCGGCTGCGGTCGTGGCAGAGGGAGTGTCGGAGGCTGTGCTGTCGTTGTCTGTTCTGCGGTGATGTTGTTCAACTTGAGTTGCCTCAGAGATGTCAAGTTTATACACGGGTGTATTATGGGTGCTGTTGTCCGGACCTGGTTTGGTTGTGAGGGATTGGGGACTCGTGGAGATTGTGGCAAGGGTTGTTAGATGCGACACTGCAGCTTCCCTTCCTTGACTGTGCACTTGAACCATTGCAGAGGAATTTTCTGAAGCCATGATTTTGTGGTCTTCAGTTGTTGTGTTGGTCCCTGGGTCGGAAGAAGTTCGCGCCGGACTCTGACCACTGATGTTTTTGGCTCCGTTTGATACAACTGTGAAAGACAACTCTTCACTGCGAATTTTTCTAGTGAGGTTTTTTTAGTTTCCCAGAAGGCCCACTCCCCGATTGTTGTATCAATTTCGGGGTTGACCTTCCAAATTAGTTTTCCCGTGGTATTGCTCCTTTTCCCACTTGTATATATTGTCTCATTCAGCTGGAGCAGAAACTGTGGTGTGAATCTTGATTCAAGTTGGACGTAGGTCAAATTGTCAACCTCGAACAAGTACTCTGTCTCATTGGTTCCAAAACCGGTAGCCTGATATCTAATTGTGGTAGAATAGTAGCCACTAGACGGGTCCTCCGTTGCATTGACCGGCTCTCTCAAGGGGTGTGAGCTGAAGAAGTCCTTCTTAGCTTGGGGCAGTATCAGAAATGCAACGACACCTTCAGCGAAAGTCGTTCCTCGGTAGATAACTGTGGAAGCAAGTCGATCATACAGGAAGAAAGCACCCTCTTTATGGAAGGCAAAGTCTCCGGCACACGGTCCCGTTCCTGATACTTTGTGCACATACCGGCACCGGGGGAAGCCCCGAATCCCGTCTGGCGCTGCTGGTAGACACTCACTCCCGTCAGGTTTTTTGATTTCAAGATTGTAGCAGTTTTCAGCCCATTCACCAGCTTCATAATTGACCACCTTTGGTGGGACACCGGACCTGAAGCCCCATCTTTTAGTTGCAGATGGCACGTCAGTTGCCACTCCATTCCCTTCGAGATTCAGTCCAACTGATCTCAATTGATTTGTGGATGACAGTTTGTCACGACAAACTAGTTTGTCGACATCACTAACCTGTAATGTGCTATTGTGGATGACTCCAAGTGGGATGGAAAATGTTCTTTGGAAAAGGATAATTACCCAAAGAAAGAATGATGTCCTCTTGAATCGATCACGAGGTAACTGCAATATTCCTGTAACGCCCATTGTGTTGTTGCCCCACAATATCCTTCTAGTGGAGTTTATTTTGGTTACACGATTGAAAAGGACCTGACGACCCCTACTCTGGAAAACAAATAATCTAAGAGAGATGAAGATTACGCTCACTGTCGGCTTAATCTTCATCGCCGATTTTTTCTTAATTAGAAGGGCAATGTCTGTACTTGGATTGTGAACAACCTAGAAATGGGTCCCGATTTTTTCTCCACATTTCCAATCCAAGTCACACTGGCTATCCTCAGATGTAAGCATGCAGGCAATTTGAGGATAAGGGCAAAAAGTATGTGCAATGAGAAAGATTAACATTTGAATCACCGTATTGATTATAGTAGGATTATTTGTAATGTTATTAGTTATGATCTTTCATCAATCAATCCTTTAAAAACAAGTATATTATGAGTCTTTTGTTAAGTTCTACATTTAGGAGAGAAAAAAGACAATGGTGTAAAGCACCTTTAGTATATTGATCAATTAAAAGTGTCTCCTCTAATGGACGGATTACTAAATAGATGTTATCACTATCCCTGAGAAGATTCTATAAAACTGGATCTGAGTCAATTATTGCAATTACTTCTCAATCACAGCTGGAAGACTTGCAGGAGAATGACACGTGTCACAATCCTGTGTGATTACCATGGTGAGGTCTCCTGGAGCCACCGGGTCCAACCCAATGTACTTTGGCAAAAGAACAGGGATGATTGGTTGTCCATTTTTAGAAGTCACCTTCTTACCGGTCAGCTTGTGGACCAGAGTTTCTGGCACTTCGATTCCCATGATATTTTTGGTTGGATCAATTGGAACGATCTTAAAGTCCTGGAGTGAAGTCATTATTGCTTGGATTTTCTCCGGAGATGTTAGATCGGCACTGTTCCCCTTCTTCCCACTTTTGTTGGGTAAAAGAATGGGGCGAAGTTTTGGATGAAATGAAATTCCTGGACGCAACGCTCCATTTGATCCTGTTGGAGTGTCATCGGTCCATGTTGCAGCAGGCAGTGGTTGGGTGATCAGTTTGAGTGCTGTCAAATCAAAGGTGAAATACTGGGGTAGTTGGACTGGCGGAAGAACGAACTCCTGGAGGAAAGCCTGGTTTCCAATTCGCAGGAGCCTGAGGGGATGATCCGGGATTCCAGGACCCAGCCGATTGACTCTGACAAGTGGATTGGTTGCCTTGCCGAAATGGGTGATAGTGTATGAAGCAAGCATGATGGCGGCCGTAGTTGAGTCAAAGCTGTAGGTCTTTTGATCAGCGACACCTAGAGGAAGCCAAATTGGAATTTGCTTCATTAGCACTTTGGGGCCCGATATGACATTCACCATAGCTTCAAGGATGAATGCTGATGACACACTGCCTGGTGTGTGGCTGGCATGGTCGATGGTGTCATCGGCAATTGGCCTGAGTGGATTCGATGGAGTGTCCCCATTGACTGACTCCGGTGTCAGGAAGCCTGTATTGCTGTTGCCACCTCTAGCAATTGTTGAATTTGACCTGACAGGGTATATGGCCTCCATATATTCAGGAGGAGCAGTAGGCAATATAACCCGCCTCATATTTTTAACAATTTTGCTCAACGTTTACAAGATGAAGGTTAATGAAAAAACACTCTCTCAGCCGAGGTAGGTTTTTCTTAATCTTCATCACTTTTGGTTTGGGTTACTTAATAACAATTGATTATAATACTGTCAGAGATATAGCTCCTATTACATTTATATTTTAAGCTGCTAGCGAGATATGAACAATTTTATCTTGGTCGTTTAATTGACTTATATTATCCAGGGCTGATACTCACAAGTGTATCATTAATGTAACGTACCCTATAGTTCAGCAGTTGAAGCCTCTGCTATTATTCGCCTCTTTCGGAGGGAAGGGAGATTGGCTCAAATTTTGAGTCCAAGTGTTTTACCATCTTGAAGCTGAAAAACACATACCCAACCTCGATCAATCTTGGGCGATGGTGGGACTGGACGCAAGCTTTTCTGGCAAGCTCGGGGAATGTCACCTCGAGAGCGGATGTGGATGACAGGTGGAGCAGCATCTTGGAAGATTGGAACTCTTTTTGTAATTTGAATTAGGGCACATTGAGGAGAGTCTCCTTCAGCCAGGCTGGCCTGGAACTCAGCATGAATGATGTCCAATGAGTTGCTATCTTTTCCCAATTTACAAATCACTTGTACTAATTGGTGGAAAGCAGTTCCAAAACCAGGCAAGTGATCATACATAATGTTTCTCAAATCCTTTGCCGAAATGTCAGGTTTCCCAAAATTTTCCTCAGTTAGTGAAGTGGTACTGTTTAGATTGTTGAATGCCTCCCTAACACTTTGAGGGACGGTCTCATCTCTAGATTCAATCTTACCCCGAATCGCACTTTCTTCATAAAGTGATGGTCCAGGTGGTGGTTGACCATGTTCGGCCCAATAAGCCTCAGTTGCCGCAGCGGTTGCTGTTGCCCGACCGGTTGTCATCACCAGAAGATCATATTTTGCAACCATCTCAGCACAAACCCTGTTCAATGAGGAGATTGTTTTTGCCATATCATAAACTGGCTTTAGACCATTCTCAAGACTCGTAATGCGTTGTTCTAATGATTCTGATGCGATGGTTTGTTGTTGCACAACAGTAGCCAATGAAGCCAATGTTTGTACTACCTCCTCAAAACTATGATTGCAAATTGGGTCCGTTTGGGTTTGACTGTTGCGCGTCTTCGGGTTTGGCTTCGTTTGTTGCATTTGGGATGCGTAGCATAATCCTGGATTGTTCTCAATATCACAGAAGATGTCGCTTACAGGAATTCTTCCGGTCATTAGCTGCTCAGAGATCCAGCCCGAAAGCTCAGGGCCTGGCATTCTGTCGTTTTGAGTCGTGGCCGCAGTATGGCCCCTGCCCTTTGTTCTAGTTGTCATCTTGTTAGACCAGCTTTTCTTTTACATTGAAGACAATAAGCTTCGAGTGCTAGAGAATTCAATTGACGTAAGGATGATGAAGGTTTTAATCTTCATCATTAGTTTTTTCTTAATTATAAAACGATCGTGTAAATGTTGGGCAGGCTAGTAGGTAAGTTATAAAAGCATAATGTAATTTAATTTAGATAAATCGCTAGTTAGAATATTGAGTTACAATTATGGCTATAACTGTGGCTTAACGCCTATTTGCATTAAGACTCAAATTGAACTTTGAAAAACGGCTAGTAATAATAAGCTAGCTTTAAATTCAAAAATAAGAATCACTTTTATTGTGATAATAATTCACACCTTAGACATCAAAAATTCTTCCTGTTTTCGTTCCTTGACTACTTAATGTTAGCTATTTGTCGGTTGAATCATCCCATTGTTCCATGCTCATTCACTGATGATGTTGCAGGATTGCCATGAATTTATTCTTGTGATTCATCACCGGCCAATAAAATTGTTGACCATCCAATGTAACAAATCTATTCTCTTCATTCATAGCCTCTTTTTCAGTGAGCCATGGTGGATATTCCTCTTCAAGGGAGTCTGGATACGTGTACTCTTTGCCATCACTGGTACTGAAAACTACAGGCTCATCCTTCATCATATGATAATACAAAACAGCATCAAATGGCCCCTGTGATCTTAGAATGTGGCGATACATCTCCTCAAAAGAGTGTTCTGACTGGGTGTTGTCACTGTCCTGGTTCCTGGCCTCTTGAGTGTGGTCCTGATCTTGTTGCTCGTCTTGCGGGAGTTCTTTCTTTTCAGAGTGATCTCTGTATACGGGAGCCGGTGGGGCGACAGTGGGTGTGCGGTTGGAAGTTCCGTCCCTGTCCTGCTCTTCATCATCTGACTCCAAGGGCGGAAGGCTAGACGTCTCGTCGTCGGCATCGTCCAGTGGGTCTGCCTCTTCGTTAATTGGTGTCAGCATGCGAGGGCTGGTTGAGCCGGAGGGTTCATTTCTTCTGTCATTGTCCGTGAGTGGCGCACTGGCGTGGTGGATTGTTCTGTGAGGGCCTGGGACATTTTGAATTGGCCTGGATTGTGTCTGTCTGCCCTCTATATGCTGGCCCTTTTGACTGTTCTTCTGTTGTCCACCCTTGGTCGATCTATTAGGCACTGGCTTAGTGTCCTCGTCGTCCTCGTCTAGATCGAATAGGACCAAGTCATCTGGTGCATTCATGCCGTTTTCCGAGTAACTCTGGTATTCGCCGTAGCTTCCATCATCGGGATCAACCACCACATCGGGAATGGTCGTATCCTGTGAGTCAGTCGGATCATCATCTTGATGGCCAGGATTGTCGTCATCATTGATGGGTCCTGGAAAGGGAATGTCGTCATCATCATCGTAATGTCCACTTGTTTTGGGCAGTGACGCAGCAGTGATAGCTTCTGTCAGCTTGGCCAGGCGCTCTTTTCTTAGAGTTACCATAGCGTTTGTTTGCTGGAAGCTGATTTCGTTCTTTTTCTGATGGAAGTTCATAAGAATTTTCTTTTCCTGATCATCAAGTCCAAGATGGTCAAGTTCGCGAGACTCTGCATATTGTTGGAGTTGCTTCTCAGCCTCAGTGGCAGCCTCTCTGAGTTGTTGATACTGTTCTCCAACATTTACTCCTGCGAGGGTACTCCCGTGTGCTGTGGCGACTCCGAGTGCAATTGCCGATAGTTGAGGGAAAAGACCATGCTCAAGATTATTTACTCCAGAAAGGTTCAAAAGTCGGGCGAAAGGAGCATACTCTCCATGCTTGGCCAGGGAGCTGAGTGCAGCCTTAAAGGAGTTCACCTCATTTTTTACCTTGGCGGTCCTTGCAAGAGGATGGAGACGAACTCCTCGTTCTGTCTTTTGTAGGATATGATCAAGTACTGTTTTGACAATCAATAAGCCTGAAAAACGAGCTTGAGCCACTGAATTTGAAATCACAGCATCGTTGGCATCATGCCCGGCAACCATGTGCATCCCTTGGTGTATTAGGAGAAATTTGATCAGAAAATTTGTTCGCATCAAACGGAAAATCACCATCATGTGTCCTACTGATTGCCAAGCTGTTGGATATTGTATCAGTCCTTGCTCTGCATGTACTTGAATTTGCCTTTGAACCTTCTCAAGGCAAGCCTTTTCTCCTACTACCAATTTCGGAAGGAATAGACTTGCAAAGGAGAGAAACTGACCGGCATTAGCTTCAGTTGTCTCCTCTTCCGGCATGGCAGCAAGTGTTCTCTTAATGTTTTTTCCACTAGATACTGCTGGCAGCAATTCCTCAAGGCGCTTCACTCCATCACGCTTCTTGACTTCAAAACGGAACCCGTGCCCTTCCAAATACTTGACTGCGCCACTTTCCAAGAAAAGTTTGTAATCTCCCTGGTACGCATGATGAAGACAAAGCATGAGAAGGAAACTGTCCGCACTCTCTTGAAAATCAACACCTGCTTCAAAGGCCTGTATGATAAGTTGGCAAATTTCTTCAAGATTGTTTACTTGATACACTGGGATGACTCTTTGCCGAACAATCCCCTGTTGAACGGACAGACCTGCTGTCAAGATCTTGTGGTAATCCATGTCAGATTCAGTGAGACTCGGCGCCATCCAGATTTTCTGAGGACGAGAATCCATACTCGGAATTTTGTGATTCCGAGCAATTTGTCTTTTAACTATTTCCAATGTTTTACCCCAAGCTTTAGGGTTGTTGAATCTTCAATCCCCTAAGTGTTCAAGTTCAAAACCAAGGTTAATTCTCAATCTTGCTTGTTTGACTGTGAACTAATGCTGTCCTTTAACAATAATGTTTCTATTAAGGTTGTTGGATCACCCTGCAGAGTCTGAGGTGGAACTTGTGATGTGATAAGACCTAGGTGTTGACAAGGGATTTTCAACTGAGCACACTGATGCCCTTGCTCCCTTCGGAGACCTAGGTTGTTCTCTATCTTTGTGATGTGGCTCTGAAACAAACCAGGTGTGATTACAGTAACAATTTCAATTTAAATTCCGATATAAATTTCAATGAGAGGAAAATTATTAATCTTCCTCATAGTTATTCGCACACAAAAGATCCTAAAAATTCTTCTTTCTTTTTGTGTGTCCG